ATCTTCTAATACAGACTTCTATAAAAAGAGTATGTTCTTTATAGCAGATGGAACTGGTAAAGGACAAGCAAGAGAGATTGAAGAGTATATTGTTACTGGCTCAGCAAGAAGAGTTTTAGTTAAATCAGCATTTACAACACAACCAGACACAACATCAAGATTTGAAATATCTCCTAAAGTTACAATTACAGGAGATGGAAGTGGTGCTGAAGCTAGAGCTGTAGTAAACACAGTTAATTTTTCAGTAGACACAATAGAAGTAACAAACAGAGGTTCAGGCTATACATTTGCAAGTGCCGTAGTCGTAGGAAACACAGGGATAGTTAATGCTACAGGTAATACTGAAACAGCTAATAATGCTAATGTGACACCTATTATAGGACCTCCAGGCGGACATGGATCCGATCCTATTAATGAATTATATGCAGATACTGTGGGGGTATCTGTTGACTTTATAGATGATGAGGGTGGAAACTTACCTGCAGTGAATGATTTTAGAACCGTTGGTATAGTAAAAGATCCTTTATTTGCAAATGTTGTACTTACTATGAATACTTCAACAAGTAATTCAGGTACATCATTTACAGCAGGAGAACAAATTACTCAAGATTCAAATGCAACTCATGGAGGAGCAAGTGGATTTATTACTGCAAGAGCATCTGGTACTCTAAACCTTACTAATGTTTATGGACAATTTGTAACTGGTTTAAGATTTACAGGCGGAAGTTCTAGTGTAACTGGTAATGTTCACTCAGTAAAAACATCAGATAAAAGTACATCAAATGCTTCGACATTTGATCAAAGATTAAGATTAACAGGTTTTGCTAATCAAACAGGAGCAGCATTTACTATAGATGAAGCGCTTTCTCAGGAAACTACTGACGCGACAGCTGTGCTACATCATATAAATACTGATAGTGTTGCAGCTGTTACAAATGTAAAAGGAAACTTCTTAGCTTCAGACTCAACACAAGATTACTTGGTATCTGGAGCAACAAGTGGACAGAAGTTTAAGTTTACAGGTAAAGCAGGACCAGATTTGGTAACTAACTCAGGTGAAATAATGTATGTTGAAAACATAACACCTATAACAAGAGATGATGACCAAACAGAAAAAGTAAAGGTAATGATAAAATTTTAGAGGTAAACAATGGCACTAGAAACAGATTTTAATGTAAGTCCTTATTATGACGACTATAGTGAGTCTAAGGACTATCATAAGGTATTATTTAAACCTGCTGTAGCACTACAAGCAAGAGAACTTACACAACTACAAACTATACTTCAAAACCAGGTAGAGAAGTTTGGTCAATATGTATTTAAAGAAGGGTCTATTGTCAAAGGTTGTGTATTCAATTTTAGAGAAAATATAGACTATGTAAAACTTTTAGATAAAACTATTGCAGGAACAGATCTAAATGTTGCATTAATTAGTGCTGGTGATTATATTAGAGGTCAAAATGCTAATTTGGTTTCAAGAGTTGTAGATAAAGAATCAGGTTTAGAATCACAAAACCCAGACTTAAATACTTTATTCTTCAACTATCTTAACTCAGATGATACTACAACAGAATATTCTAATGGTGAGATATTAGAAGTATATGCATCTACTACATCTATTGCTAACATTCAAGTTACTAGTGCAGGATTAGGTTTATCTAACTCAGATACAGTTGTTATATCATCTACTAATGGTGGAAATGCAACAGCTAATGTAATTACAAATGCTAATGGTGCTGTTACATCTATAAATGTTACAGCTAATGGAGCTGGATTTACAGTAGACGATTATCCTACAGCTACAATTACTACAAGTAATAGTTCAGCAACAGATGCAACTTTAAGAGTTAACTTACAAGAAATCATGAGGGTTACAGTAGCTAACTCTAGTTTCTTTGATGCAGGCGGTAATACTCAATTCAATGTTACTGGTAAAGCATATGAAATGTCTATTGGTGATGGTGTAATATTTCAAAAAGGTATCTTCCAAAGATTTGAAGAACAAAGTGTTATAGTTTCAAAATATACTAATAGACCTCATGAAAGAACAGTTGGTATTGTAACTACAGAAACAACAGTTAACAGTAGTGTTGATTCAACATTATTAGACAATGCATCAGGATTTGCAAACGAAAATGCACCAGGTGCTGATAGATTACAATTAAAACCAACATTAGTTGCTAATTCAAAAGCAATAGCAGATGCATCTAACAACTTCTTAAAAGTTGCTGAATTCCAATATGGTGCTCCAATACAAAAGAACAATGAAGCAATGTTATCTACATTAGGTGATACAATTGCAAAAAGAACACATGAAGAAAGTGGAGACTATGTTGTAGAACCATTCTCACTATCATCAGAAATTATTGCAGGAAATACAACACATAGTGCAATAGCAATAGGAGCTGGTATTGGATATAATAAAGGTCATAGATTTGAAAGTGCATCAACAGTAAGAATACCATTACCTAAAGCAACAGAATCAGTTAACGTAGCAAGTCAACAAGTATCAATAAACTTTGGAAACTATATTGAGTTAGAAGAAGTTGTAGGAGAATTTGGTATTGAAACTAATGATATGGTTTTAATTATGGATTCAAAATTTGATGCCATTAGTGGTGGAGCTACACCAACTTTAACTGCAGCAAGTAATACAGCAGTAACATATCACGGAGTTACAGGTACTGTTATAGGTACAGCAAGAGTAAGAGGTTTAGAACAATCTGGTGATGTACCAGGTAAAAAAGATACAAAATATAACTTATATCTTTATGATATACAGATGAATCCTGGTAAGACATTTAGAGCTGATGCAAAAGCAATATGGCATTATAAATCAACTGAGTATAGTTTATCAGGTGCAGAAACAAATAGTTCAGTATCAGGTGTTGGAGATATATTATTAGACAATAGTTTAGCTAAATTAAAAGACACTGGATTTGATGGTTTAGTATTCCCAGTAGGACAAAAAGGATTGAAGTCTGTTGGGTCTGCTGGTGCATATACATTTAGAAAAAGACAAACAGCAACAGCTAATACAACAGGTAAATTTGCATTAACAGGATTAACAGCTGACCAATCATTTGGTATTGGTGCATCTGGTCATGCTAGTGAAGTACAAGAAAAAGATTTCATTATAGTACCAACAGCATCTAAGAACGCTGCAACAGTAGCTAGTTCAACAGCAGATGTAGCAGACAGTTCAACATTATTAGTTACAGGTGGTGCAACTTCTACATTGAGAGCAGGTGATTATGTATATGTAGACAGTACATTAGTACAAGTTAATGCAGTTGTTAACAGTACTACATTCCAAACTGTGTCAGCAGTTGGTGCATCTAAATCAAATGTTAATGTATTAAGAACATTCCCTAAACATTATCCTATATCTTTACATGATAGAACAAATGCAAATATAGCAATAACTGCTGCAAACAGCATTGTTGTAAGTTTAGATACAGATATAGAATCTGGTGGAATGGGCGTATCAATTATTCACAATGTTAATGATACTAATGAATCAGGTAGAGCTAAAGTAGTTGAGATTACTGAAGTAGGTATAGACACAGCAAGTAATGCTGGTGGAACATCTGGACCTTGGAGTTTAGGTGTACCAGATGCTTATGAATTAACATCAGTATTGGTTGGACCAGACAACACATATACTTCAACTGCAGAAAGTGATTGGACAGATGTAACAAGCAACTTTGAAATAGTATCAAATCAAAAAGATGGATCTTATGGTTTATCTAAGTTAAGAATAAAACCAAATAGTGGTTATACTATTGGATCAGATGATCATATAGCAGTTAAGTTTAGACATTTTAAAGAGTCAGGATCTGGTAAAGGATTTTTCCATTTTGGATCATACTCTGGTATTATTGATGATGCTAATACAGCAGCAACAGATAAAATTACAACAGCAGAGATTCCAGTATTTGGATCACCAATATCTGGAAGAGAATATTCATTAAGAGATAGTATTGACTTTAGACCATATGTAAGCAACACAGCTACTATGGGTGGTGCATTCTCTAATGGTGTAGGTACTGCTACAGAGAATCCATCTGCAGTAGAACTTATAGATGCAGATTCATTCATATCAGTACCAAATAAATTATGGTCATCATCAATAGAATATTATCTACCAAGAAAAGATAGATTAGTTTCTGAAGAAGGAACATTAAGAGTTGTACATGGTGAAGCTAGTGTTAATCCAACATTGCCAGAAAAACCACCTGCAGCAATGCAGCTTGGTACAATTGATATTCCAGTGTTCCCAAGTTTATCAATACTGGAAGCTACAAACTTTAAGAGACCAGACTTAGCAATTAAGATAAGAGCTACTCAGTTAAAAAGATATACTATGGAAGATATTAAAAATATCGACCAAAGAGTTAAGAACTTAGAATACTATACATCACTTAACTTATTAGAAAAACAAACAAAAGATTTAAACTTACCAGGTAGAACAAATGCAGCACTTAATAGATTCAAAAATGGATTTATTGTTGATAACTTTGCATCAAGAACAACTGGTAATCCATTAAACTCAGAATTCAAAGCTGGTTATGATATAGCAAGACAACAACTAACAGCTAAGTTTGAACAGTATCATATTGATATGAAGTTCAATGGTGGTGCTAATGTTACTAAGCAAGGTGACTCAATCATACCTATGTTTGATCAAAGAGTAATTATTAATCAAAACAAAGCAACACAAGACAGAAGATGTACTTCACAATTCTGGCATTATGCTGGTAACTTATCATTGTTCCCAGATTACTTAAGTAGAACAGATACAGTTAAAGCTCCTTTACAACCAGTACAGATAGATGTAGATGTAGCTTCAGGTACATTATCATTATTAGAAGAACTAAACAAAATGATACCTCTTCAACAAACTACAGAAGAAGTAATAAGTGAAGAAATAGAAACAAGATTAACTTCAGTTACTGAAACAGATACAACAAGAACTGAAACATACGAAACTATTGAACATCAGACAGTTAAAAAAACAACTACTGGTTTACAAGGATCTGAAAAAACAACTACTAAGAAAGTAGGTGAATTTGTAACAGACATATCTTTCCAACCTTATATACCTGGTGTAAATATAAGATTTGTTGCTACTGGTTTAAGACCAAACTTAAGACACTATGTATACTTTGATGGTGTAGATGTAAATGAACATGTAATGCCAGCTAAACTATTCAATCCTATTGATGATCTTGAGCCAATGGAACAGTTAACAACTACAAGAGCTAAAACTATAATCAAAAGATCAAATTTAAAAGGAACAGCTCTTACTGCTAATGCTAACGGTGAATTGCATGGAATAATAAATTTACCAGCAGATACATTCTTTGCTGGTGAAAGAAAAATCATAGTTGCTGATGTAAGCAATTTATCACAATTAGATGATATAGTATCTTCTGCATCAGCTAGATTTAATTGTTTCAACTTTAGTGTTCAAACAAATGATGTTGTTGTTTCAACTAGAGTACCAGAAATATCACAAACACGTACAGAAGAAACATCTAATACTAGAAGAGTAATAGATACAACTGAAGTAGTTACTATAATTGATCCACCACCAGGCGGTAATCAATTCCCTAACACTGTACCAAATAACGTACCAAACACAGTACCATTCCCTCCTAATGAAGGAAACACTCCTGGTATAAGACCTCCAGGATCTAATAATGTTGGTGGTCCAGGTAGAATAATACATGATGCACCATTATTCTGGCCAGAAGATTTCTCAGGTAGAGAAGGAGACCTTACAGGTGGACTTGGAGCTCCAGGTAGAGGAGGCTTCCCAGCAGCTTATAATGATCCGTTAGCACAATCATTCTTATTGAATCCATCATCATTTGGTGGAGAAGTAAATGGATATCTAACTTCATTAGATTTATTCTTCTCAGCTAAAGATGCTAGAATGGGTGTTACAGTACAATTACAAGAAGTTGTAAACGGTCAACCTAGTGATACAGTACTTCCATTTAGTAAAGTACATTTAAAATCATCACAGGTTAATGTATCTGAAAAAGGAACATCAGCAACAACAGTTAACTTTAAAGCACCAGTCCAAGTTAAAACTGGTAGAGAATATTGTTTTGTAATATTACCTGATGGCAACTCACCAGATTATAAAGTATTCACAGCAAAAGCTGGTCAGAAAGATTTAAACACAGGTATATCAACCAATCAAGATTGGGGTCAAGGTACTATGTTCTTATCTACAAATAATAGAACATGGACAGAATACTTAGATGAAGATGCTAAGTTTATAGTAAGACAAGCAGTATTCTCAAAAGAAAGAGCTACTGTTGATTTTGTAAATGAAGATTATGAATTCCTTGTAGCTAATAATGGTACTATTAATGGAACATTTCAACAAGGTGAAGAAGTATTTAAACTAACAAGTAATTCTACAGGTAATGTACAATTTACTGCTGGTAATAGTTCAATAACAGGTGTAGGAACAAACTTTACATCTCCAGCATTAGCAGCTGGTGATAAGATAGTATTGACAATTAACTCTACTTCATTTGATGTTGTAGAAATTAATAGTGTTGCTAACTCAACAAGTTTAACTGTTAGAGGAGCACCTAAGTTTAGTTCTAATTCAATTAATGGTA